CGTGGTTTTACGCCTCCAAAAATAAATCGCACAAAGTCCGAAAAAAGAAATTGAACTAATTCGGACAATGTGCGATTGGTAAGGGTAGTCAGAAACAACGAACCAAACAAAAATATGAAGACCAAACTCACCAACGGCGACACAATCGAAACCTGCACCGACGAAACTGGCACCTACTCCGCCTGCTACCAAATCGGCAACAAAACTGGCGACTGCTACCAGAAAGCAGATGAAGTGACTAGCGAAGTTGAGTCTGAATCTCCTGAGTTCAGCGAAGTGGTCAGCTCATGTGGTAATGTGCTCCGTGCCGAGTTCAAAAGATGCCGCCTTGAAATGAACCTCGAAAAGACATGGCTCAATGTTATTGACTCCGAAAGCCGCTGTGAGTCTTGCGTCATTGACGCGGACGGTGATGTCGTTTCCGAGTCAGGGGAAGTTGTCACAAACGACTGGTCCGATGCAGACTGGAGAATCGTCACCAATGCAGTCGGAGTGAAATAACATGACCTTCGCTGAACAACTCAAAGGCCAGCGCCAGCGCCTCGGACTCACTCAGTCAGAGGCTGCTGATTTGCTGGAAGTGTCCGCCTCGTGGGTGGACAAAGCGGAGCGAGAGATTCGCACGCCGATCAAGATCACACAAGAGGGCGCATTGGCTCGACTCACAAAGGCCAAGCGACTCCCGAAGGAATGAGACCCATCACACGGCATCAAGCTCGGCGATGTCGGCAGCAAGGGTGGCGGGATTGAGGGCCGTGAGGATGCCGGAAGCGGGCTGCAATGTTTTCAGACCCATGCCGATGGCCAGGGCGACGCTGGCGGGGATTTCGACCTGGTCGAGGGGCAGGTTTTTGGCGCGACTGATGGCGTAGCGGATGCTGTCGAGCTTTTGGTCGATGGCGGCATGGCGCACAGCTTCGCCATCTTGGCCGGTGCTGCGCTCGATGAGGTCGTCGGGCGTGATGAGGTTTTCGCCGAGGCTTTCGAGGTCGGCGCGTTTGTCGCGTCCGGCATCGACCGTGGGATCAGGATCGGTGACGAAGTCGATCTGATTCCAGTCGGCGATGTTCGCATACTGGAACAGTGGGCCACCGGGCATCATGGCGGTGCCAATGACTTTTTCCCACAGCCATTCGAGGAAGGGATACAAGCGGGCGCGAAGGCCTTCGTGAGCGCGGGCGACCTGCTGGAGGAGTCCGCGATACTCAACGCCACCGACTTTGCCACGGGTGAAGATCCACTCGGGCGGATACTTTAGCTCGAACATGAAGGGGTGGAGGAGATCGGCGAGAATCTCGCGAAACGGGATGCCCTCTTGCGGGTTGTTGAAAAAGTTGAAGCTCTCGTTGTCTGACATCGGCAGGAACACTGCGCCTTCGGCGACCTCGACGAAGCGGCGACCCGTGTCGGCGGTGGGGTTGCCACCTTGCTCGGCGAGTGCGATTTGTTGCATGGCATTGAGCATCTTGCCATCGCGGGTGGTGGTGGCACCGAGGAGCGAGGCGCGGACCTTGGCCGAATGCTTGCGCAGGGCTTTGAGATCAAGCGAATCGAGCAGATCGCGACCACTCGCGAAGATCACGGGATCACCGTGATACTGGTGGATTCGCGTCGGGTCTTTGAGGTGGAAAATGTTGCGGTGTCCCATGGCATTGACCGCTGGGATGTCAGTGAATGTTTTGGAGAGCAGGTAACCACTCGCGTCGGGGTCTTGATTCAGGCGCAGGAGCTGGAGCTGGTCGAGACCGTTGTATTGGAGGCCGTCAAACCAGCGGAGCTTGCGGGCAGCGACGCTTTGCACGTCGCCATTGGTGAGCTGGTCACGGCTCACGAGTTGAATTTGAAAGGCTCGCTTGCTGCGATCATTGAGTGACCACGAAGCGCCGGTCGGCTCATAGACGGGCAGGATGAAGAGTTCACCATCGCCCAGCATGGCGGAGAGCAGCATCGGCTGGATCGCAAAAAGATTGTGCTCCTTGCGGATGTCGATGGCGGGGGAATCGGCCCATTTTTTGAAGAGCGCGGTAGCCTCGCGGCGGAATTCGGCATCTTGAGAGATCGACTTGCAGCCGATGCCTTTGCCGACGGCCTCACGCGGGAGCTGCTGGATGCCGTAACGCACCTGCGGGATGCCTTCCTCGCTTTGCAAAAAGCGGGAGATTTGCACGATGTCCTTCGACCGCTGCATGCGCTCGACGCTTTTCGAGTTCCAGGCGGTGTAATGCGGCGTGGAGCGATAGCTGCCACCGGAGGTGGTGGTCGTGGTCGCGGCGTTGGTGATGGGCGCGGGTGCGGTGGGCTTGAGTGTTTTGCGACGTGACATCGGGGAGGCGAAAGTAAGAGGTGAGACGTGAGATGTCAGAGATCAGCCGAGTAGGGTGGCAGGCTCGTAGCCAGGCCGGAAGCGGAAGCCGAACGGACGGGAGAGCGACTTCGCGACTTGACCGGCAATCTCGGCCTCGAGGTCTTCAATCGCGGCCTGCACGGCCTGCCGCCGCTGTTCCGGCGAAGAGTCGCGAAACTGCGCCGAGTGCGAGGAGCCTTCAAAAGCCTGCGCCGTGATCTCGGCGCCGCTGCGATCCTCGGCCAGGAGGAGGTATTGCTCCGTCAGCCATTGCCGCTGTGCGCTCGGATCGCCCACATACAAAATGCGGGCGTGAAAACGGAAGTCCGAAGTGAGGTCGGCGATGGTGACTGCGGCCATGCCGTGGCATGGGTGTCAAAGCCCGCCGGAGGACCGTGGTGACTGGATTGACCGGAGTGACTAGAAGTGAACGTGCGCTGCCGCGTTTTCAAGGCTCCAGACCAGCCAGCTAACCAGCGGCTGGAGGATCAACCTCGCTAAGGCTCGGTGCCTCAGCCTTATCGTTCTGGGGCTCGTGATTAAGGAGCGCCCAGATGTGCGGCGGATAGAGATGCATCATGATCCACTCGCCTTGGCTGACTTTGCGGTCTTGCTTGATGCTTTCCGCCTTTGCGCCGTCATAGATCATCTCCCAGATATCCTCACGCATTCGGAAGCTTTTGGAGATCATGGGCGTGCCGAATTTGGATTTACGCCCGCCTTGACGCCCTCGCGGGACTGGCTTTTGTTTTTTGGCTGTTTTGCGGCTCATGATCTTTTCCGGTTGTGATTGGCCCGGCCCCGTGATGGGGGCCGGGCTTTTTGTAGTGTTTATTTTGAGCAAGCGGCGGCGATGACTTGGCGAGCCGAAAGTCCGCGCCAAAAAGTGGAGTGATCTGCGCAGCCTGGGTTATTTTGAATAAAATTGCACGCGTCTTTGTAGAGTTTGTTTTGGCGGCTTTTGCTCAAGGCGCGAAACGTTACTTTTTGAGCGGCGATATGTTCGTTGATGGTCATAATGTGGTTTCCGGTTTGATGTTGCGTCATGTGATGCTGACAAATGAGTATCGGCCCGATATTAGATTATGCAACACGGAATCTAATTTATTTTATTTGAAGGTCTTCGACTGGCGCAAAATCGAGGCTCCAAACGTCCCAGAACAATGAGATGCAGTCCAACGGGCGACGGCTATTCTCTCGCATTTCAGCCACGGGCATTGACTCCCGTGGCTGATCTCAAACATTAAAGTATGCCGCCAGCACGGAGGAGCTGGTAGTCAATGCATGTGTATTTGGAGCAGTCGCCGAAGTGGTCGTGGGGGACGCGTTGCCATTCGCCGTCGGCGTCGCGTTTTTGGCCGGTGTGGCCGAGCTTGACTTCGGGATCGGCATCGGTGGGGAGGTGGAAGGCACCGTCGATGCGCTTCATCATGCGGTTGGCGTAGAGCATGTTTTTGACCTCGCGGTCGTTGAAGACGAGCAGGGACATGCTTGGACGGGTGGCGACGCGGGTTTCGTGGAGTTGACCATGCTTTGCGTCGGAGCCTTTGACGGGGATGAAGAAGCCTTTGGAGGCGGCACACACGTCGAGCTGATCGTCCTGCTGCCAACCGGTGTCGAGGTAGCCGCGGACGGGGTAGATTTTTTCGCCGGTGCCTTCGACGATGATGTGACGGGCGCGGAGGAAGTCGGTGGCGAGGAGGTCTTTGGAGGAGACGACGGTGCCCCAGTCGCAGACCCAAACGCCGCCATCGTGGGCGAGGGCGGTGAGTTCCCAGTGCGTGGTGGCTTCGCCGGGGTCGGCATTGAGGAGGAGGCGGAGGGGCTTGAATGGCAAGGTGCCGCGTCGATACAAGGGGCGTCCGTTTTTGCCGTCGGCGATGGCTTTGACGACATCGTCCATTCTGAGGTTCACGTTGAACTCGGTCCACGGGCGGGCGAGGCGGCTGTTGTAGTAGTCCTGGAGGCCAAACATGTCCTTGAGTGAATCGAGGAAGTCCCAGGCCATGGTGCCGAAGCTCTTGGTGGGTGAGTAAAACGAGGGGAGGATGAAGGTGCGGCGGTTTTTGGCGGCGAAGGTGTTGTGTCGCTTTTCGGTGCAGCCTTCGACCATGGCTTGCTTGTGAAGCTCGGTGATCTCGCAGCCGTTGTGGGGGCAGATGTAGCGGACGGATTCGCGGACGCGGGTTTCGTCCCATTGGCCGGAGGCTTCGCGGGCGTCTTTGTCCCAGGTGAGAGATTTGTAATTGCTGGGGAGGGTGAGGCCGAGGTGGGTGTTGTAGTCTTCGACATCTTCCGGGCGGCCAATGAAGTCGAGGTAGAACCAGCCGTGGCAGTGCGGGCACTCGGTGTAGAAATGCGTCTGGTCTCCGGCGAGGATGTATTTCCAGAAGGGGTGCGTGGGGCTGTTTGGCGTGCTGGAATAGTAGTGGAACTCAAGCGCGCCGAAACCGTCGGTGCGTTTGGCGATGAGGTGGAAGGGATGGGCCTCGGGGGCTTGCTCGCTTTCGCTTTGGATGAGCTTCGAGGCTTCGTCGCAAAGGGTGATGCCGTAGGATCCGCCGGAGAGCGCACCGGGGGAATTCCCACCGACGAGATTCACCATGCCGCCGGAGAGGTCCATGGACATCGAGCGGTAGCGGTCGGAGTTGGCGGGCTTGCACGCCGCGAGGATGGGGTTCTCGTCGATGAGGACCTGCATGCGCTTTTCGCTGAGCTCGGTCTTGGTCCAGTCGCGGGAGCTGCCGATCATCAAGATCGGCATTGGGGCGTTGACGAGCCGATATGCGGCTCCCAGCGTGAGCATGGTGGTCTTGGCGATCTGCACCCCGGCGGAGACGCCGCATTCATTGATGCCGGCCTCGGGGTTAAAGCATTCGAGGATGGGACGCTGGAAGGGGCGCGAGGCGGTGCGAAAGGGACCGGCGGAGTTCGGGGCCATCTTGCGTGGCAGGATGATGTTTTCCTCCAGCCAGGGCACGACGGCCTTGCGCCGCTGGGTGCGGAACATGCCGAGGACTTCGCTTTGCACGGCGGCGGCGCGGCGCTGCTGCGGGGTGTAGGGGACGCGCGAGGGCGTGTAGATGATCTGCGGGGCGGGTGTCGTGGGCGCGGCCTCGGGCGTGACAGCGGCGGCGCGGGGCGGCAGCAGGGCGGCGATCTGCGCGTCGGCGTAGAGTTCGTCGATCTCGGCTTTGCTGGCGCTGCCGCGACCGTATTTGTCGAGCAACGCGGCAAGACGCCGACGATTGAGCGCACTGGCGGCGGCGGTGAGGTCTGGAGGCGGGGCGGTCATGCGACGCGCTTGATTTCGAGATCGGGGAAGGCGCGGTGCATGCGGTCGAGGATGACGGCGCAGTAGTCGGGGCTGATCTCCATGCCGTAGCAGATGCGGTGGAGGTTTTGGGCGGCGAGCATGGTGGTGCCGGAGCCGAGGAAGAGATCCAAGACAACGTCTCCCGCTTCACTTGAGTTTCGAACTGGGCGAAGCATCACCGAGACAGGCTTCTCGGTGGGGTGGTGCTCGTTGACTTGATTCCGATCCTCATCCCAAACAGTCACTTCATTGGTTGGACCGAACCAGCGCGGTGAGTTTCCTTTTTTGTAGAGATAAAGGCAAGGCTCGTGCTTGGTCTTATATTGTGCCCCCAGCGCACCGAACTGGGCGAGGTTTTTGTTCCAGATGATTGTGACACGCCGTTCATATCCGGCTGCGGACACCGCTGCGGACACCGCTGCGGACTTGCTGTCCGAATGCCCCAGATATACGGCGCATTTTTCATCTGAGAATTCGAAAGCGAGCTTCAGGATCGGGCCATAAAGGTCGGCGTTGCCGTCGCCACTCAGCTTCTTGCGCTTGGTCGTCCCGCCTTGGTAGTCCACGCCGTATGGAGGGTCCGTCACGACCAGCTTTGCCATTTCTCCATTCATCAAACGCTGCACGTCTTGCCGACTCGTTGAGTCGCCGCACATGAGGCGATGCGGGCCGATCTGCCAGACCTGGCCGGTTTCCACCTGCCAGATTTTATTCAGCTCGGCGGCGCGGTCGGTGTCGGGCTCGGCGTCGGCATCGCCTGCGGGTGGTGGCGGTGCGCGTGGCAGTGCGGACAGTAGCGCGAGAACGGGATCGACCGAGGCATCGCGAAGGCTGGCAAGCAGGGCATCGAGCTTGTCTTCGTCGTTTTTGCCGGAGTGGGCATTGGCTGCCAGCATGCGGGCGAGGTGCGTCTCCTCATCGTAATCGACGACGACGACATCGGCATGGGTGAAGCCGAGGGCGG